CGATGAACTCTTCCACGATGTCCTCCTAGCCCGACTCGGAGACGGTCTCCGACACGAAGACAACCTTGCACCGGAGGGGGGCTCCGCCGCCACAGTTGTTGTAGATGTGCAACGCACGCGCCCGGTTACCGTCCTCCCGAACACGCCAACCATCCCGGACTCGGTCAGCCGGGAAGATCTCCAGGTTGGTAGAACCCTGAAAAACAGTCAGCGGAAACGTAATAGTGTTCGCCGGAAGAGTAACCGTCGACCCCTGCTGAATACCCGTCTCGTAGTTCGGGACAGCGTAAGCCTTGGCTGGTTGACCGTAGCCGCCGCCGTAGAAGGTCTTGACGATGACGTTACCCGCACCAGCCGGAGTCTTCGGACCGTCGTAGAGCGGAATGATGTCGATGGTCAGGTTCTTGATCGGCTCGCTGACAGGGGCATCCGTCACCCTGATCTCCTGACCATCAGGGAGATCGATCTCGATCTCTCGCTGCCTGTATCTTCCCATGATTCACCTCTTTAGACGTACGTGTCCTGGTGACTATATACGATAGCATAGTCGAATGTGGGGATTCTAAAATTGAAGAGGAAGTTCTCAGAAGGAGGAGCTAGAAGCGCGCACCCAACTCACGCTCTGCCCACTTCTTCACCGACGGGTAGAAACCGTGTCCGAGCAAGTACTCCAGATCTCCCCGCGTGAGCTGCTGCCCCTCGTCGAGATCCCGCAACTCGTCCAACATCGGCCCGGCCTTCATCCGGTCCTTCTCCTCGACGTCGTCCCCCACGCTGTTGCAGATGCCCACTACACGCGCCGTGACCTTGTCCTGGGGGTCCATGGGCTCCGCCTCACGCTCCTCGGCCATCTGCTCGATGGTCTTGCGCGGCTCCGGAGAGGGCTTCGTGAAAGTGCGTCGGTTCTGGAGGTCAGACTGCTCCTGGTGAGCCATGTCGATGGCCTCCTCAGCCGAGATACCGTACTGAGCACCGAGCTTCTCGTAGTACTCCAAGTACTCCCCCTCGTCCATGAGGACGAGTACCGGCGGACGGCGGTTGACCATCTTGCGCAGGTCCGTGGACGCCTTGATGGCGTGGAACGGAACGAGCTGCGTCAAGTTGATCGGCTTCTTCCCCTTCGGGATGAGGATCGACTCGGTGCGACCCACGATAAGCTCGAACTGGAGCGACACCTGAGTGTTACTGCGGTTCTGCACGTAGACGTCGCGCTCCTCACGGAAGTACTCCGTGAAGTTGGTGATGATCGGAACCCTGTTACCTTGACCGTTCATGACAACCTCCCTGGGATCTCTCGCCAGTTTGATGATGAAAGGCTCTCGCTTCACCACGACAGCCTTCCCCTTCTTGACCAGTTTTCTCGCCCTGGCGGGATGGGTGTACGACAGGACGGACCCGGACGTGTCCAAAACCGGGACCCGCGAACCTGTCGTACGTACCATCAGTGACCTTCAGGTGTGCCAGGGTGTTACCCTACCTCCCGCCGAAGCGGGGTTCATCGGATTAGGCGGCGGCGCGCGATGCGCCGCCGCCTGCACCTGCTTCCACGTCACGCGCTACTTCTGGCCCTTGGCGCAGGAGCGAGCGTTGGCAATCGCGAACCCGACCATCTCGATGAAGGCCCAGCCCTTGACCGTCTCCTGGTGGCTGTACTTGTTGTACGGCTCGGAGAACAGCTCGATCCTGACACCCATCTCGCCCATGTAATCCGCGCCCGTCGTGGCATAGAAGCTTCCGGGCTCGATCACCTCTTCAACCCCCGTGCCTGCGGCGGTCAGAATCTGGGCGTTCAGGACGTTGCCGATGTAACCCGCGAGGATCAGCTCGCGCTCCGTCACCGGGTCCACGCTGGTCGACATGGTCTTGACGATGTCGCTCAGCTCGGACCGCGAGATCAGGAAGTTCTCGACCATCAGACGATGGCGCTCGACCTGGAACCGGACGTCCTCGAAGGCGCCGATGCCCAACGTCGCGAACGTGGTCACGGCGTTGTCGGTCTGCGCGGCCTCGTCGATGAGGCTGATCGCAGCCTTGTCCTCCTGAAGCTCGATCTCCTGACGCGCGGTGTCCTGCGCCCGGTCGAGGACATCGAAGTTCATCTGGTAGATGTCCATGATGTCGATGGCCGGGAAGCTCGTCACCTTCCACTCGGGCGGGGTGATCCACTTCGTCTTGATGCGGCTCTCGGGGGACTGACCGTCCTGGCCGATGACCCACGCCGTCGAACGGATGTCCAGCGGGATACGGAACAGCTCGGCCTGGGCCAGCTTCCGAACCCGGTAGATCTTCCGCGCGAAGCCCTCGTAGTCGAGGATCGCCTTGATCGGGAGCGCCAGCTCCTGACCGACGATGTGGAAGCCCTGTCCGGTCGGGTCGGTGAGCGCGGCGGCGAGAATGTCGCGCCGAGCTTCCTTGCTGATCGAGGTCTCCGTGTCGGGACGGTAGAAGGAGAGCGCCTGAGCGTTCTTCTTCGTGACCTCGTTCATCAGCTGATGGATCTGCGTCATCGCCTCGCGCTTGTCGTGCGCGTTGATCTCACCCCTGCCGTCGAACATGCGACGGTCGGTGCTGCTGGCGGTGGCGCGACGGCTCGACGGAAGGTCGTACCGCTGCGGGTTGAACGTGCCGTTGCCCTCGAAGAGGCCCTCGTCGCGCTTGTTGGCGAAGCGGCCCGGACGTACGGCCATGCGGTCACGCGGCTGCTCGGAAGCCTCGCGACGGGGAGCGCGCTGTCGCCGGGTCTGGTCGCCATTCCTCTGCGCGGACCGCGAGGGGCCGGGGCGACGATTCTTGCTGATGCTCTTGAACGGATTGGACATCGTCAGCCTCCTTCCTAGCTGGTGGGTCCGCCGGCATACTGGACGCCGAGGAACGGGTCATCGGGGGTCGGGACCTGGTAGACGCGGCCGATGTACGGACCGGCGCCACCCTTCGTCACGAGACCCTCCATGTTGGCAGCCGAAGTGCCAGCGGTGAGGGCATCGTTGACCGCGAAGGTCTGGGCGACATCGTACTGGGTCGTAAAGATCAGTGACCAGTCGTTGATCACGGTGATCTTCCGATCCTGAATGTCAACGTCATTCAGGAAGTTCCAGAAGTTGCGGCCCTCGAACTTCAGCTCCTGCTCGGTCACCGTGTACTGGTAGTCCACGCCGACGATCTCGCCGTCAGCGATGGTACCGCCAGCCACGCGGGTGATCTGACCGTTGGTGTAGTTCGCCGTGTAGTCGCTACCGGCGCCCTCGGTGTAGACCGTACCCGTGGTCAGGTTGTAGACCCGAACACCGCCCGTCGCGCCCGGAACCCACAGGTTCGAATGCGCGAGATTGGTGGCGGCTACGCCAACGAGCTGGATCTGCTCGCCAACGACAGACGCGTAGAGCGTGTTCGCCTTCGTGTACTTCGCGAAGCCGAAGGGATTCGTCGCGCCGCCGTTACCACAGATCTCGATCTCCTGGCTGCTGTTCAACTGAACGAGCATCCCGGCCCGGAACGTGGAAGAAGCGGAAGCGACGAAATGCCCCAGGTTCCGCGTGTACTGGGAGCGCATCAGGTCGATACCGATTGCTCGGCTCGATACCCGAAACGCCTCCATGCGCGGTGAGAAAGACATTCGTTTGCTCCTCTGCTTTGCCTACTTCGAAGCTACTGGCCCTGGACCCCGCCGAGACGTCCGAGTCTACGTCCCAGAAGAGTGCTTCCACCAATAGCGCTACGAAGATCAGCGACACCTGAAGATTGCGGAGGGCTGGATGCAGGAGCCCCATCGACCTCGAAATTGCCCTCGGCGGCTTCCCTACGAACCAGAGAAGCGCGACGAGAGGTACGTCGCATATCAGTCGCCTCGGCAGATCCCCTCACAGCAACCGGAGCGAGGTTCCTGAGGTCCTCCTCCGCGTCCTTGAGGTACGAGGCGTCCTTGGCCATCAGGTCGGCGGCTTTCTCCAAGAGAGCCTCCACGAACCTGTCATGACCTTCTGCGGTAATCAGCTCCGTCAGATCGACGGCGGCGGAAACGTCCATACCCGAATAGACGTCACCGTTGGCGAACTCGATGTCACCGGACTCCGCCGACAGGACGTCGACGGCGGCAACCTTGATCGGGTGCTCCTCATGGTTGAGGCGCATCCGCGACGACGCCACCCGGACCGCACGAGCGAACTTCCGGACGAAGTCCTCCTTGGCCTCAGCGACAGCCTTCTTCGTCCGCTCGTCGTAGAGCTTCTTGAAGTTGGCGTGCGCCGAACGAATCACGTCATCTCCGCCCGAGAGAACATCACCTTCGGAACCGTTGTGCTGCTCCTGGGCGTTGGTGTCGGCGTCGGAAGTGGAGTCCATGGACGGCTTGGAGGGCTTCTTCTCCTCGATGACGTTCTCGGCTTCGTCGAGGATGTCCTTGGTCTCGCCCTCAGCCTTCTTGCGAGCTTCGAAAGTAAGGCGCGCTCGCCGCAGGACAGCCCTGCGCTCACCGCTCAGGGTGCGCGGGGTCACCTTGTCAGGCTTCTCCCTGGTATCAACCTCGCCACCGGGAAGCGCCGAGTCCGGATCGGAGTCGTCGTACTCCTGACGGTTGACGTCCTCGGCGTCCGCGAGGATGCCCTGATTCTTCGGCTCGACTTCCTCGGCGCTGTTCAGCTCGATGTCATCGTCGACACCGGCAGCCCGCAGCATCTTCGCGTTACAGAACTCAGCGGCCTTGCTAAACCCCTGGTAAACAGCGAGCCCGTACACACGGTTGGCCAAACGCCGAAGAGCTTCGGGGTCGTTGCGATACTTGTCAGCAGGAACTGCGTGGAAGATCGCGCCATGATCCTCGTGATGCGCGACCAGCGTACGGCTTCGGGTGATGGCGATCTTGATCTTCTTCGCCCTGGCAGGCATCGTAGTGTCCTCGTGAGCCATCGAACCCTCCCCGGCATCCGAGATGCCCATCTCCTCCGCTGAAGGAGAAGTGCCGGCTTCCTCTGCGCGCTCCTGAAGCTCCTGGATGTCTCCGTGCTCCTGCTCCTGCGCACGCCGCAACGTGGCCTCGCGCTCCTTGGAGAGGTCCGGCTTGTCGTCCTTCTTTTCCTCGGGCTTGTCGTCCTTCTT